TAGGGGTAAGAAGCTCGTAATACGGGCTAGCTGGATTTTGTGGGTTGAAATCGCCATTCTGATCGACTATGCGAAGGCTACACGTACCTACCGTAAATTGATCGGCCACAGCATTACGGCCACGGTTAGTCTGAATTAAATTAATTTGATCGGATACGTCAACGATTACAGCTGCGGAATCTGCAAAGATATTAGTACCAAATACACCTGAATCGATTAGGCAAGCTTGGGCAAAGCCCGGGCCAGTTGAAAAGTTAATAACTGCATTTACTACTGGCACGGTCATTACTGGATAGATCCTGCCGGCGTTAAATTACCATTCTGTCGCTGAATCCGAAGCATCGCATCTTCGATCGCTTTATCTAAATCCTGTAAAGCCAAGATAGATCCATTCACCGTTACTTCTACTTTGTTATTTACATTAGAGCTTGGTAACGATCCAGCCATGTTTGATAGGCCACCATAGAAAGATTCTACAGAAGGTACCTCATAACCAGGTTTAACGGTGGTACGTAATTTTTCTAAGTAGCTTTGGGTATCAGCTGTTACTTCAGCCGTTTTTGCAGCTAGGTAAGCGTTTACCTGTGATGCTGTAATTTCATTCGGAGCAGTTGGAGCAATACCTTTACTCTGATTTTGTTGGATAGTGGATAAATACTTCTGAATATCTGAAATAGATGCACCCATTTGCAAGGTAAGACCACGGGTAGCGATATTTAATAAATTAAGAGCATTAGCCGCTTCTAATTCGGCATTAGATTTTTTAGCTAAAGCCTGGTTATTATCTAATATTGCTAATTGGGCTCTAAGGCGCATTTTAGTTTCTTCATCGGTTGCAGCGTTTAAAGCAGCCATTAAACCTATGCGCTCTACGTCAAATTTTTCTTTAAGTTTATCGACCTCTGTTTTTTTCTTTAATAAATCATTTTCTGCAGTTCGCAAAGTATTAGTAGTTTTTAATAACCTAGCTTCTTTGTTTCGATCGGCCATTAATTTTCGTTCAACTTCTCTAGCGTCTTCTCTATCGGCAGGTTTACCTTCTGCGGTTAAAACACTACCCAGCGCAGCACCGGCAAACACTTTAGCTAATAAATCAACTCGGCCGGCTCTTAATAGAAGTAAGGCTACGACCGCTTGGAAAGCCGGGTTAGAAGCTATATCGCCCATAGTCTTAATCATTTTAGCCAGGTTAGTAGTTACGTTAGATATATTGTCGGCAAGGTTTTGCATACTATCGCCGACGTTTTGTATTGAATTATCTTCGCCTAAAATCTTTATAGCATCTAGTAAACCTTTACCGATAGTTTCCTGAGCATCTGCGGCGTAAACTTGAAGCAAGGACATCTGGCCAGCGTATGTAGATAATCTAGCCTTAGCCTGTCCTGAGAATTTCTCATTCAACTTGGCCATGATCTTTTCCATGTCGCCAGTAGCTAGTAAAGTTTTATCTAGTCCGGCTCCTAAACGGCTAAGAGCTGTGGTCTGGCCTGTAAAGCCACGGGCTAACGCCTTAGATACCGATTCTAAGCTAGCACCTGTCGCAGCTGAGACGTTAAGAGCAGTATCTAAAGCGTTTTGGCTTAAAGTTAAATCTCCTGTAGCTGTAACTAAAGTCTGAAAGGCTGGCCGTAATTGGTCATCTAGTACGCCATACATTCTTTGAAGGCTTGATATGTATAGCTCTATTCCTGGAGCTGCAAAGCCTAGCCCTAAATTATTTAACTGGACCTCTAAAGACTTAGCAGCCTTTTCATCATCCATAAAAGCTTTAACAGCATTTTTAGAATAATTTATAATAGTAGAAGCGGCGAATACGCCAGCGAAGGTTTTACCTAAATTCTTTACTGTTTTGTCGAATGCCGATACATCCTTTTCAGCTTTCTTTAATCCTTTATTACTCCAGGTAGATAATGCGGAGACGACTAAACTGGCCATTATGCCGCCTTTGCTTGTTTAGCATTAAACTTGTTAGCGGTCTTTTCTACGGCATCTACTACCTTTTTATAAACCTTACCGCTATCTTCTGCCCATGCCCGATAGATTAAGCGACCGTCTCGCTTACGACCAGTAGCTCTAAAGTTATTCATCATTTCTGGCAAGGCTTGGATAAATTGAATAGAAGCATCTGGATTTAAAGATGCTCCGCCTGTAGTTCCTCTAGGGTTTTTACGACCGGCGGTTTCATAGATAGCACCGGGAGCAGATTCGTTAGAGACGTAGTTAGTAACAGAGAACCCATTACGATTGCGTTTATTAGATCCGGCCTTATATTTAATACCAGTTTTAGCGGTTTGATAATCATAAGCCGGAAATGCCCTGTAATTAGCAGTAGCTACAGAAGCTGTAGCCGTACCCCATCCGCTTAATACTTCATCTTGACGTGGTAGGTAGGTTCTAGCTTTATCTCTGATCGGAAGCATTACGGCTTTTATGCCCGTGCTCATCTCTTTAAATAAATCATCATCCACAGCACGCATAGCCTTCTGGAGTTGCTTAACGCCCGTTACGTTTACTGGCATCTTTAATCTCCTTAGCTCTATCGTTTAATACTTGGATGATATGACGTAACATCTCGTCATCCATTTCTAAATACTCTCTAGGCGGAATCCCGGTTTCTACGCTGAGTTTTGCGATCAGATAGGCCATCGAACTCCGACTAATAGCTATTTTTTTTCTTCGAGTACCTCTACCAATTCTAAAGAATCGACAAATTCTGGACCGAAGGTAGGCACGGTAGCTCCAGACCTGCGTAAACATTCCCAAGCTAGCCAGAAAATTTCTGTCTGCTTTTCGGTCTCACGTAGGATCTTAGAGATACCGGCCTTATGAACTAACTCGAAGGCATACTCAATTCCCGGAGTAATACGGTGTTCCGTAACTTCTCCGTTAGCCCTTGTAATTTTTAGTTTTGCCATTAGTTATATTCTCCTTAGAAAGTTCCTGTAGTGGTTTGTACTACTGGTGAATTACATGTAAAGGAAATCGATGACGCATTAATACTTGCTACATCTCCGGCAATAGGGGTTAAATTATTAACCAAAATTGAGACGGTGTATAGAGGATTACTTGCGCTTACCGCTGTTCCCTTTACTGGGATCAATACAGCTGTTACGGTCGTGCCGTATGCAGCTTGAAGGGTAGGTGTTACCTGTGAAGCAGCAAAATCGTTAAAGAAGTCTAGGCTTAAAGTAGAAGCTTCTAGGCCCTTTACGAATTTATGGGATAAATCTCCAAGCGAAGTAATCTCTAGTTCGTCGAAAATTTGTGAAAGTGTTGCACTTGATACGTGGTCGCTGATATCAACAGAGTTGATTTTAACGCCGACGCTAGATTGTAATTGTACGGCCATTATTCTTCTTCTTTCTCTGCTGGCGCAGCTTTAGTTTTTACTTCTTCTTGCTTAATCTGACCGATTCGGGCCAGAAAATTATTATCGTTTATATCGTATAGATCAGACATTTTAACTCCAACTCGTAAGTATTGAGATATTAAGTTCAGCTGTTAAAAGTGCTCCACTTGCCGCATCTGTAATAGATGGAGTAGATACGCTAGTAACATTATAAGAGAGCCCGGATGCAGCTAGTTTATTAAACACGGCTACGATAAAATCCTCGATGCCGGCTAAGTTGCCACGATTATCCAAAGCAGGTACGGCCATTAGAATACGGAAGTTAGCTAGTGGCGCAATAGTGTTATAGCCTTCATTCGTAGGTTGTAAATAAGGATCGCCTGGCAATACCGTTACAGAATTAGCCAATAAAGTTGGGCTCGGAAAAGCGAACGTGCTCCAAACTCCATTATTTGTAAGAGCTGTGGCGATTGTGGATCGTAGGGTAGTTATAGCTACTGGCACGATCTAGCCTACTAACGACGAAGGATTGGCGTAAGGCTGAATGAGCCCACGGATCCTATTGATTAGTTGGTAACCGACACGATATGGGCTCGGCTGGAATCCATCCATGCCTACTCCGCCGGTCTGGGATACTTGCCGGGCTTGCCAGATATCCACGGCTAGTATCATCGCAGCTTGACGGATAGCTGGCGTATTAGCGTAGGTGGCAGTTTTTGTATCGGGCCCGGTAGCCGTTCCGTAAGGAACGATTCGATGAAAATTATCATCGGCCGCAGTTTTAGTAAATTGAATAAAAGAATAACCGTTAGGCCAGTTCTGCCATGCCCACGGCCACCAAAGCATCGGAAGAATGTTATTAGTACCGCTAGAGAATGGCACCGTGCCGGTAATTGTGTAAGTGCCGTTATAGGTACTTCCACAGCCAGCCAGCGTTACAGATTCTCCGGTAACGAATAGCCCAGGATTAGCAAGCATTACTGTCGCTACGTTATTACTTATCGTTGCGCCTACTACTGGAGCAAAATCAAACCACAGATAACTATTGAGAAGGTCCTGACTTGTTTGGCACACAGATTCTACGTCAGAATCGGAGTAAAGAGTACCTATGCCAAGATTGGCCCTTAGCTCGGCGACAGTTACGTAAGTAGCTGGCATTCTCTTTACTCCTTTTCTAAAAAGCTCCCCTAGGGATAGGGCTACTAAACCCTAGAGGATTATTTATTGGTTATTAGGCTTTTTGGTACTTAATGATTCCGTATGGCATTTTTGCGATTGTTGCCATAAATCCATAGATAGCAATTTGCACCTGTAGATTGCTTACGACGTTTACGCTCATGTAAGCCTGTGGGCTACGGTAAACGGTGAAAGCTTCTGGAGCCAAGATAACCGCTGAGTTATCATCGAATGCAGCTTGTGAGAAGTTCTTATCTACGTATAGATCTAATCCAAGAACGTTGCCACGGATTGAAGTAGGAGCTACTTGTCCAGCTGCGTTCATTGGTTGGATTGCATTGTAGATAGGGCGACCTGTTGTATCGGTTGCACCTAATAGAGCTTGGTACTGTGCTGGGTTAGCGATGTAATTCTGCGCAAAGTAACCGGTGTTTTTGTAGATTGCAGCTGCAGCTTCAGAAGTGAAATCGATAATACCTGTGCTGTCGGCTGTTTCTGCAGTTGCGGCGTTACCAGCTGCTAGAAGTGCTGTAAGTGCAGCTGTATCGATTGCAGTTAAATAGGCATTCTGCAGCTGTTGGGTCAATTCCTGATAAAAGCCAGGATACCCGCTCCTCGAAAGGAGCTCAACGGATAGCGTATTCATGCCACTGTACTTGGATACAGTTCCATTTAGATAGACGGTTTCCATTCCGGTATTTTGTACTGCACCGGCTTCGGCTTCTACTGTAACTACTGGAGCTACACCAGTTCCGCCACCTGCGGAAGTAACCAAAGATGGAACGCTTATGGTCATACCAACTTCGGGCAAAATTCCTTGTGAACAGGCATCGATTGTAGGAGTTCCAAAACGTGTATTCGTTACGAATTCGCTTAGGTATTGAGTAGGGTTAAAAGCTGGGTTAGTTGAGAATGAATCATCCGCAGCTGAAATAAATAGACGTGATTCATCTGATC